CTTGTACTGTCACAGCTGTCTCAGGCGTCCCACCCGCTTCATTTGCGTTAGCAATTGCGTGCGGGAGTCCTCCTATCAACAGCGTGTACATTGCAAATACAGCCACCTTATCCATAGTATCTTTTCTGATATTAAGCATATTATTGCTCCTCTCAGTAGCAAAAGGCTCCATTACTGGAGCCTTTCAAGAACTAGAGTGCCACAGTGTTACAGCGAGAGTCAAGCCGAAGTAGATATATTTTTTATACTGAGACAAATAACATATTTGCATATTTAATATATGTACGTATTTCCGCATTTTTTTATGCATATCGGACAAAACATACCGCTATTCTATATTAGAAAGAAGTCGCGTTATGTCATTGGTCGAATGGGCTGGAGTCCTCTCAGGATTCGCAGCTTTTGGAGCTGCTATCATCGCAGCCACATCATGGGTATTAAAATCATACCTAAAGAATTTTGTTCACGAACTTAAGCCAAATGGCGGCGGTTCGATGAAAGATACCGTTAACCAAATCCACTCAGAGATAACTGAGCTACGTATTAGCGTCGCTAAGCTGGAAGGTCAGTTTACCCAGCACCTAGCGGAAATTGGAAAGAACGAGTAGTATCTTCCTACCCCCACTATCACAAGGGGTAAAAGGAGCAAGATGAACAAGGAACAACTAGTGGCAGCTGCAGGGTCATACATCCGCGCAGCGCTCGCTTCAGTCGTAGCACTCGTCATGGCAGGACAGACAGACCCTGCAGTACTCGCTAACGCGTTTATTGCTGGTCTAGTAGGTCCTCTAGCCAAGGGACTAAATCCTAAAGATAAGGCATACGGAATCGGAGCTTCCAAGTAAACTAGTGGGAGGGCAGGCAACTGCCCTCCCATTATTATTAGGAGGACAGCATGGCAAAAGCCAAGTGTGATAATTGTGATAAAGATGCTCTATATACCTGTGCAGACCCTGGAGTAAATCCAGTTAATTACTGTGCACCTTGTTTACCACGCTGGTTACAAGAACGTGCTGATAGCGGTCACTTCCCGCTTGTAGAATTTATTGAAGAGAAGCCGTCTAAGAAGAAGGCCGCAAAAGAAGAAGAGCCTGTAAAAGAGGAAGAACCTGTAGAGGAACCTAAGGCCGAGTAATGTTTGATGAGCCAATCTTCGCAGTACGCGTAGATAGACGACAGGCCGTTCAAACACACCCAGTACCTAAAAAGGTAACTGCTCCCAGGGGCCCATTCCCTGATGAGATGTTCGCTGAACCTGAAATTATTAGCGCATCCGAGGCAGTAGAGTTTGAGCCTGGCGCTACCGCACAAAACAACTTTAAACCAGAGAAGTACCTTCGTTGTGCCCGCTGTTTGGTAAGAGTTAGAGAGTCCGAAACAGAGGACCATATTTGTGGCTAAAAACAAAAATGGTCGTTATTTTGAAGACCAAGAGGAGCGGTTTAACCGAATCTTAAACCTTGCCCAAGGCATGGCGGAAAAGATTGGTGTAGAAACTCCAGTAGACCAAAGATTTCAGGTCGCTGTTCCATCTGAAGGTTTTAAACAGCTAGCTGCTAATACAACAAACCCAATAAGACCAAGAGCTAAGGCAGTAGCCTACGATTTTGATAAACGTTCTTTATTTGTTGTATTTAGAGACGGAACTTGGTGGGAGTATAGGGACTGCCCTGTATCACACTTTGAAAATTTAAAAAACACAGACTCTACTGGTAAGTATCTTGCATCTAGTGGTTTAGACCGCTGGGGAGATATGGGACCAGCAGACCCATCTGAGATGAATGAAGAGCGCAGAGAGCGACTTAACTATGCGTCAGAGTCTTCTGCTAGACTTCAACAAAAGTTAATCTTAGAAGAGGGCCTAGACGAAAGACGGCAACAAGGAAACTGATGCAAACTATCGGACCACTATACGGAGGAAAACTACGGTACTGGCATAAAAAACTATTGCCAGTAGTGGAGATTGGCTCTACCCAAGAAACTGACTACCCATTTAGAAAAGGTAAGTGTTTAGTCTTTAGGTTTCCGTTTACTGAGCCTGGCTACTATGTTGGCGTTTTTTACAAGAAGCCACTAATATCCCCTGATGACGACGAGGCTATCGATAGGATAGTCTTGGGAGCTATGAAGGGAAGAAAAGCCTGGGTTCCAGAGGATGGTAGATATGATGAGTTTTTTTAAAAAGAAGGCCGCGTGGACTAAGCCCTTCCCAGAGAAGGTGGCAAGACGAGTATCAAGAATCCCAACTGGGGAACTTGAAAACTGGTCAGAACAAGCTTTAACGGAGATAGGCAAGTGTCTGTCAAAGTACGCAAAATCTAGAGACCCAATCTACCTAGACGAGGCTGTAAAGGGCGCCGAAGCCCTGCACGCCGTGGTCGAGGAGTTGCACTCCCGCATGACCAACTGATACACTAATGTCACCTCTCTCTTCTACTTCCGTGTGATGGTGCGAAGACCCTGTGCTTACCAGCACAGGGTTTTTGTTTTACTCTAGACTAAGGTTATTATGGACAACAACATTGTGTTAGAAGAAGACGACGACGAGTTCCTACCCGAGACTCCAGAGGAAGAAGTTCCCGAAGATGAGGAGATAGAACTTGATGAACTGTCTAAAGAGTTTGTAAATAAATTAATAGACCGTTGCATTGAGTTTATGAATGCCTTAGTAGGGCATGAGCTACACCCTTATCAAATGCCTCTTGCACGTCGCATCATTGAATCTGTACTGATTAATGATGGTGAAGAAATTACTGCGTTAGCTGCACGTCAGTCAGGTAAGTCTGAAACAATTGCTAATACCGTAGCAACGCTAATGGTGCTTCTGCCACGCCTTGCAAAGATGTATCCAGACCTTCTTGGTAAGTTCTCAAATGGTGTTTGGATTGGTATGTTTGCACCAGTTGAAGGTCAGGTAGAAACACTCTTTGGTCGTACTGTTAATAGGCTTACTAGTGAACGTGCACAAGAGATTCTTGGCGACCCTGAGATTGACGATAGCCTAGGCAAAGTGCCTGGGGTTACACGACAGATTAAATTAAAAAACTCGGGCAGTAGCCTTATGATGATGACCGCTAACCCACGTGCAAAGATTGAATCTAAATCCTTCCACCTCATTGTTATTGACGAGTGTCAAGAAGCAGATGACTTTGTTGTTACCAAGTCTATCTCTCCTATGCTTGCGTACTACTCAGGCACAATGGTTAAGACAGGCACACCTACTACGCACAAAAACAACTTCTATCGCTCTATCCAAATCAACAAGCGTAGACAGACGGGAAGAGGGCGTAGACAGAATCACTTTGAGTGGGACTACCGCGACGTATCCAAGTGCAATGCTAACTACGAGAAGTTCATCAAAAAAGAAAAACTGCGTATTGGTGAAGACTCCGATGAATTTCAGATGTCATACTGCTGTAAGTGGCTGTTGGAAAGAGGTATGTTTGTAACCTCAGCCATCATGGATGAGCTTGGAGATACCTCTCAACAAGTTGTAAAGGCATGGCACCGTTCCCCTGTGGTAGTTGGTATTGACCCTGCACGTAAGTTAGACTCTACAGTTGTAACAGTAGTCTGGGTAGACTGGGACCGTCCAGATGAGTTTGGTTACTTTGACCATCGTGTCCTAGATTGGCTGGAGCTACAAGGTGATGACTGGGAAGACCAATATTTTCAAATCGTTAACTTCTTATCTAGTTACGACGTACTTGCTGTTGGGGTTGACGCTAACGGCGTGGGTGATGCGGTTGCACAAAGACTCCGACTCCTCATCCCAAGAGCAGAAGTACATTCCATAGGCAGTAGCCAGCCAGAGCAATCAAAGCGTTGGAAACACCTCAAGGCCCTCATTGACCGTCGTATGGTCGGTTGGCCTGCCCATGCTAAGACTCGCCAGTTGCGTAGATGGAAACGTTTTTACCAACAAATGGTGGATTTGGAGACCAAGTTCACTGGACCTAACTTCTTAGCCCATGCTCCAGACGAGGCCCATGCTCATGATGACTATGCAGACTCTTTGGCAATAGCCTGCGCTCTAACCTTAGACATGACAATGCCTTCGGTAGAGGTTTCTACGTCCCCGTTCTTCAGCAGGTAATTACCCGTTTAGCCTGACTTTACGACCAATAAGTAGGACACTTTTACACGAGGTCCTCAACCCTTTAATAAGGAGTATAAAAAATGGCAATTGCCCCAACACCTAAGTTCCCTGAGAATCCAGGTACCACTTACGACCGTAAGATGTCACCTGCTGCACCAGGACAGCGTGGCCCACTACGCTTTGAAGAAGGTCTTGCAACAGACACAGACATCCCAACACAGTTCACCACTGGTGCTATGCAGGGATACGAACCAGCTGCAGGTCGTCCAAATCGTAATAAGGCTGTTCACACAAAGACTGCAGAAGAAACAATGCGTGAGCGTGCTCACGTAGGTTCTGCTGCATGGGTTTCAGCACCAGCAAGTCTTAACGACTTTTCATCTGGTGCGTTTGCTGACCATGGCGACAACCGTTTCGAAGAAGTTAATCGTAGCGGCGGTCCACAGAAGTCTGGCAACCCAGCTGTAGTAAACGACTAGTTAGGTTTCCCACCCCCGTTCAGCACATTCGAACAGCTGCGGGGGTGGGCTTCCCATTTTATAAGGATTAGCGATGGCACTGATTAGAGGAAAAGAAGCAAAGGAAACGGAAGAGCGGGAACCCGCTAATCCTAAACTTTGGAACATGATTACTGCTCAAGCAAATAGTAAGTTCTCCAAGAACTCACCTGCTCGTGGGCACTGGATTCACTCTAGATACAACGCAATGGGTGGTCAGTATGTTAACTCTAAGCGCGACGTAGACCCACGCCTTCGAGACTATGTTGCCGAGGCGCAGAAGAAAAAAGAAGAAGAACAGAAGAAAAAGGTTACCAAGCCAGTAGGTAAGAAACTTATCCATGGCGAGCGGTTTCACTAATATAGATTTAGTGGTACCCTTTAACTCTAGTTTAGAGAAGGTGAAATGAGCGGCATT